CGTTCACGAGACTGTGGCCATGGGTTTCTCGCTGACCGAAGAAGCAATCGAAGATAACCTCTACGATTCTCTGTCGGCCCGTTACACCAAGGCTCTGGCCCGTGGTATGGCTTACACCAAGCAAGTTAAGGCCGCTTCGATTCTGAACGGCGCTTTCTCTGGTGGCCCAACCTACGGCGACGGCAAGGTTCTCTGTGCTACGGACCACCCTCTGGTGTCTGGTGGCGTTAACAGCAACACATTCGCGGCTCAGGCCGACCTGAACGAAACGTCGCTGGAAGCAGCCGTTATTCAGATCGCCGGTTGGACCGATGAACGTGGTCTGCTGATCGCTGCTAAGCCACGCAAACTGGTTGTCCCGCCTGCTCTGCAATTCGTTGCAACCCGCCTGCTGGAAACCGAACTGCGTGTTGGCACTGCCGACAACGACATCAACGCCATCAAGAACAACGGCTCGGTGCCTGAAGGCTACACCATCAACAACTACCTGACGGATACAAACGCTTGGTTCCTGTTGACTGATGTGCCTAACGGTCTGAAGCACTTCGTTCGCACCCCAATGCAAACGTCGATGGACGCTGACTTTGACACCGGCAACAGCCGCTACAAGGCCCGCGAACGTTATTCGTTTGGCGTGAGCGATGCCTTGGGTATCTTCGGTAGCTCAGGCGCATAAATCAAGGCTTTAGCCAAGATTGGAACCCCGCTCCGGCGGGGTTTTCTTTTGTATTGACATAAAAAATAATCAGACGCAACAAAACTTGTTGACACACCATAAAACAAGCGTAAACTTTGCCTAACCGGGCACCCCGGCTTGCTAGACTGAACCCGGCAGACGCCATACCGACTAGCGGCCAATAACTGTATGGAGTACCACCATGTCTCGCACAACTTTTAGCGGCCCAGTAAAATCGAATAACGGCTTTGAAGGCAATGTAACCGGTAACGTAACAGGCGACGTAGCAGGCGCTGTTGACGCAACTACGCTTAGCGCTTCTGGCGTTGTCACCCTGTCCGGCCTGCCAACTAGCGACCCTACCGTAGCTGGCCAGCTCTGGAATAACGCCGGCGTCCTGACTGTTTCTGCAGGCTAATTGATCTAGGGGCTACCGCCCCGTTTAGCCAAGGAGATCAATCATGGCAATGCAGACAGATGTAAAGAGCGGCTCAGGCGCTGCTGGCGCTACCACGGCAATCTATGCGGGCAAAACCCGTTGCAAGGGTCTTGTGGTAACACACCCTGTTGGCGGCGGCACAGTAGTTGTTAAAGACGGCACGACAGCCGTGATTACTTTTGTGGCTCCTGCCGTAGTTGGCGCAACCAATATCATTATCCCGGGCGAAGGTGTTCTGTGCAGCACAGCGCTGAATATCACATGCCCTGCCGACGTAACAGCGGTTGTCTTTTACGGGTGACATATGGCACTGGACGACGCAACTAAGAAAGAGCTGCTAGACCTTCTTAAGGCGGCAGTCTCTGAGGCGGTTGAATCACACCCGCTGTCAGATGAAGAAGTAATGTGGGTTCGCATGGCGATAAAGGCGGAAGCCGACAGAGCTGCACTACGCAAGGCTGTAATAGAGAAAACATTTGCCGGCCTAATCTGGCTCGGCGTTCTTTCTGTTGGCGGCTGGGCTGTAGATTACGTAGTAGCTCACTGGAAAACCTGATATGCCAAGCGTAAGCAAGAAACAACACAACCTCATGGCGGCAGTGGCTAATAATCCAAAGTTCGCCAAGCAGGCTGGGATCAAACAATCGGTAGGAGAAGATTTTATGAAAGCAGATAAAGGTCGCAAGTTCGCCAAGGGCGGCTTAGCTCGTCACGAAGACGAGGCGATGGACAAGAAGATGATTAAAAAGGCCGTTGGCATGCACGATAAGCAACTGCACGGCGGCAAGAAGACTGACATGGCAAAGCTCAAGAAGGGCGGCAAGGTCAAAAAGTATGAAGAAGGCGGCCTGACATTTGCAGACATGCCGGAAGAAGACCGTGCATCTCAGGCTCGTTCCGCTATGGACGCCATCAACGCACGCCAAGCGGCCGCATCTGAAGCAGCTGGTGGGGCAAGCACTATGAAGGCTACTCCGCGCCGTCCTATGGCTCCAAAAGCAGCGGCAAAGCCAGCCGTGAAGTCCTTATCCGTTACTAAAGAAGAAGTCACCGGCCCGTCTTCGGCAAAGCCAAAGACAGCTGGACGCAAATCTTTGGAAGAGTATTCTGCTAGTAGCCCATGGAACACTCGTGGCAAGACAAACATTTATGGCTCCGGCGAAAGCCAAGGTTCGTCAAAGCCCGGCGCTCTTGATGAGCTAATGGAGACTGTTCGTAAGGCTCCAAAACTCATGAAAAAAGGCGGCTCCGTAAGTGCAGGAAAACGCGCTGACGGTATCGCACAACGTGGCAAAACAAAAGGAAGGATCCTCTAAAATGGCACGCGATGTATACACCGCCGATATGGGCAACCCACCGGTAGAGCAAGATGCCGGCATTCTCTCTGGCCGTAAGCGCGGTCTTCCTCCTCCTGCAGCTATGTCGCGTCGTCGCCCAGCTGCTATGCCTGCACGTCCTGATCCTGCTGACGCGGATATTTACACTGCTGACAAAGGCATTCAGCCTCCTAGCCCAGATGAAGGCCCGTCAATGATGCGCCGTCGTCCCGGCATGAAGAAGGGCGGCTGCGTCAAGAAGATGGCCTCAGGTGGTAAGGTTGGCTCGGCATCCAAGCGTGCTGACGGTTGCGCCACCAAGGGCAAGACCAAAGGCCGCATGATCTAACAGTAACAAGTTACGGTGACAACATGATAAGTTCGCGCGGAATGGGGGCGATGCTCCCGGAGAAGATGCCAAAGGCAAAACTGAAGAAGCGCCGTGACAACACGGACTTCACGCAGTTTGCCGAAGGTGGCAAGGTAAAGACGCCGTCCTTAGCTGTTGGCCGTGGCGAGAAGCTGCCGGTATCAAAAGGCGCTGGGCTAACCGAGAAGGGCCGCAAAAAATATAATGCGGCAACAGGCTCAAACTTGAAGGCGCCGCAGCCAGAAGGCGGCCCGCGCAAGAAGTCGTTCTGCGCCCGCATGAGCGGCATGCCCGGCCCTATGAAGGACGAGAAGGGTCGCCCTACCCGCAAAGCTGCTTCACTAAAGCGATGGAACTGTAAATGACCACCACCGGCACAACTCTGTTTGACCTAGACTTCGCTGAGATAGCAGAAGAGGCTTGGGAGCGCGCCGGCCGCGAAATGCGCTCAGGCTACGATCTTCGTACAGCTCGTCGCTCCATGAACCTAATGACGATTGAGTGGCAAAACCGTGGCCTGAACATGTGGACGATTGAGCCGGGCTCGTTCAACATGGTGCAAGGCCAGTTCTGCTACCCGCTACCGGTAGATACGATTGACCTGTTGGAACAGCAGATCCGCACTGGCGCGAACAATTACGCCACGCAGTCGGACCTGAACATCACGCGGATTAGCGTTTCCACCTACTCCACGATCCCCAACAAGATCACGCAAGCTCGACCAATCCAAGTTATGGTGCAGCGCATGTCTGGTCAGTCATCCCCTATTGCCGGCGTGCTTGACGGCGCAATCGACGCGAACGACACAGCCATTGCTCTGACAGATGTGACCGGGCTCCCTGCTTACGGGTTCATTCAGGTTGACGGCGAGATCATCAACTACAGCTACATCGTTAAAGACCCAACCGGCAACGGTGGCACGCTTAACAATTGCTTCCGGGCCCAAGCTAACACGGCGGCCGCATCGCACTTGACCGGCGCAACCGTTTACTGGAACCAACTTCCTGCCGCTGTTGTATGGCCAGTGCCAAACCAAGGCACGTTAGAGAACCCGTACTACACGTTCACGTACTACCGCATGCGCCGCGTACAAGACGCTGGATCTGGTGCTGAAACCGCTGACATGAACTTCCGCTTCCTGCCGGCAGTGACCGCTGGGCTGGCATACTACATTGCCATGAAGGTGCCTGAGCTTGCGCCACGGCTTGAGATGCTGAAGTCTGTGTACAACGAACAGTTTGACCTTTGCGCAGGCGAGGACAGGGACAAAGCACCTGTCAGATTTGTACCACGGATGTTTAGGCCGACATAAAATGGGAAACCGTTTCGCCTCCGACCGAAAGGCAATAAGCGAATGCGATGTTTGCGGCTTTAGATATAAGCGCAAGGAGCTGAAAGAGCTTATAATCAAAGCAAAGAACGTCAACATTCTTGCGTGCCCGGAATGCTGGAACCCGGATCAGCCGCAATTGATGCTTGGCGCTTTCCCGGTTGACGACCCGCAGGCTATACGAAACCCACGGCCTGACTTTGCTGGATACCCACAGAGTCGCGCACAAGTAAACAACCCTGCAGGCTTAACAGCAACAGGATTTGTTGGTCAAGTAACAGTAACAATTTAAGGAGCACATCATGGCTTACAAACGTGGCGCCGACGGCGTAGCAAAAAAAGGCAAGACTGACGGAACCAACCTTGGCAACAGCGGCCCGGCGATTGCTATTGAGAACGGCCCAAAGCACGCAGGCAGCAAGGGCGGCAAAACCAACGCTGATATGAAAAAGATGGGTCGCGGTCTGGCCAAGATTGCAGCACAGAAGAAAGGCTAATCATGGCTAAGAACAACAAACCAGCCAGCGCTTACGCCGGC